TCGTAATTTTCTAACCGCAAAACAATTATATGTTGACTTACTTGAAAAACTTATCGCTTTGGCTGATGTACATTTTGTGTTCAATCCTTCTAACCACGATTACACTCACGGATTCTTTCTTGCTGATTGTATCAAAACACATTTTCGCCAAGCTACAAACATTACTTTCGACTGCTCTCTTTCACATCGCAAGGCTTTTAGATACGGAGAGAACCTCATAGGAACTACGCACGGAGATGGAGCGAAGCAGCAGGATTTACCGCTATTGTTGGCTACCGAGTTCCCTATGGATTGGAGCTTAACCAAACACAGGTACGTTTATATGCACCACGTTCACCATAAAATGTCTAAAGACTATCAGGGAGTAACTGTTGAATCATTGCGCTCACCATCAGGAACAGATAGCTGGCATCACCGCAACGGCTATCAGCACGCTCCGAAAGCTATCGAAGGATTTTTACATCATAAAAAACACGGACAAATCGCACGCTTGAGTCACTTATTCTAAGTATATTTGTGACACCTGCCATTATTCATAGCGTAAGAGCCTCCTTAATCGGAGGCTTTTTTCGTATTATAATAGGATATTTGCGAACATTTGCGTACATAATCGAATATAAACCGACTAAACTCACACTATATTGCACCTTATATGCTACTTTATGTCACAAAATAAGGGTAAATAATATTCAATTTTGTAATAAAATAAGGGTAAATCCTTAAAAAGTAAAAAAAAGTTTGCGTCTAAAACCCCCGTCAAATAAGGAAATCTAAAAAAATGTTAAAAAAAAGTGTTGATAATTGAAACCTTTGTTTTATATTTGCATATAACATTTAAAAACAACGCTATGACAAAAGACGAAATTTTAGAACTAATCTTCAACGAAGAGAGAGAACTTTACGAAGATTACCAATATGCCATAAGGGTGTATGGTTACGATGACAAAACCACTAAAAGAATGGGTGCAGAGTGGAGCGCAGTATGTACATTAAAAGATAAAATTTTTGACAATGAGAACAATTAACAAGTATTCGTTTTTGTTTAAGGACTTGAACACGGACGAAAAGCAAATTTTAGGAAGCGGAGTAGTATTTATCTTAGGTACTATCTTCTTTATTTACTTACTGGCAACTGCTACACCACACCGCCAAGATGCAAAAACACGGAACTACCAAACCTATTTCAAGCCTAAGTACGAACTACCAAAGTCTTACGCTAAGTATTCGAACCACGTTTATAACTCTAAATTTAAATAAAATGATTGTTACAGAACTAAAAGACTTTGAGGTCTACAGAAACACGGACAAGAATTTTGTGTACTTATTCGTTACTCTTTGGGATGAAGGCGACACGGACACGAACGCCGAAATCTTAGCCGAATACGAAATAGAAATTTACGACTCTTATTCTAATTACAAAATCACTAAAAAGAACTACAATGAAATCCTTACCATCAAACAAACGCAAGACTGCGATGACTACCTTGAAAAAATCTACGAAGCAAACACCTTTGAAGATGCCTACGTTGAAGAATACAACGACGAAGGGACTTGGTGGTTCATTTAGAGACTACCAACTCAATAGGTACTGGGATAACTTTAACTTTGGTCTTTATAACCGAATTTGTGAAATCAAAATGACAGAGCTATGACACCGAAAGAAAAAGCTAAAGAGTTATATGAAAAAATGCTTAGGGTTAAATATCCTTTAGCTGCTAAACATTGCGCATTGATTGCAGTTGATGAAGTAATTGAGGCTTTACACGAGCATCATTGGCAAAATAGACTAACAATAGATTATTGGGAAGAAGTAAAACACGAATTAGAAAAACTATGACACCAAAAGAACACGCAGCACAATTGTACAATACAATGCTTAGGCAATTGCCCGAAGAAGAAAACGAAAAAGGATTGTTTAAGAATAGACTAATAGCTAAGGAAATGGCTTTGTTTGCCGTAGATAATTTTAGAATGTGGCTTTGGCATTCGTACCCTGTAAAATACGGACACGACCATTGGTTAAACGTTAACAAAGAATTATTAGACCTATGAGATACAAACTAACATACCAAGTAGGACAAAAGGTAGTTCAGGAATGGATACTTACCTCACAATCATTAGCTTATTGGAAAAAGCAGGATTTGCTAAAAACAGGACAATACCAGTTAGGAAAATTTATAGTAACCCCAATAGAACCATAATGACGAAATTAGAACTAATAGAAGAGATTATAGAGCAGCACAAGCTATGGTCAAAGAATCGCAGCAGGGAGTATATTTACAAGCGGTATTACCTGTATAATGAACTCCGTCTTTTAGGATTCTCATTAGACGAGATAGGCAAGAAGTTCGGAGGTAAACATCACGCTACAATCATTCACGGACTACGCCAACACGAAGACTTGCACAGGTTTGGATACGAAGACTACAAGATAGCTACTAAGCAAATAGATGATGTCTTACACGGTGCTACGCTTCCTTACTACGATGACGCACCTGATTTACAAAAAGACGTACTCAAGGCAAAGACTTACACCCAGTTCAAAAAGATTCAACGACATATAAAATTGGGCAAGTACGAAAATAGTTTATAGCTGACGAAACAAATTAAAGTATTTGACTTATATTTGTAGAAGGGAGTGCAGACCCATTTAAAACATTTTAGCCTCATTGGGGAGTAGTGCTGCACCACGAAACCCGACGAGGCTTTTTTATTTTAGTGCAGTAAGATGAGCAAAGAATTACCATTTTTTAAATTTAATGCTACCGAGTGGATAACTGGTAACATAAGCTACGAATCATTCGAGCTACAAGGCGCATTTATTAGCGTGTGCGCGGAATATTGGAATAGGAATAATAACCTAACAATAGACGAAGCAAAGCTACGCTTAAGGAACGCTACAATAGTTGATGTATTGATTGAAAAAAATTATTTAAAGACGAAAAAAAATAAAATTGTAATTACGTTTTTAGATAAGGAGCGTGAAGAGATTGAATCTAAACGATTGAAACTCAGTGAATCAGGTCGCAAGGGTGGCTTAAGCAGGGCTAAAGCATCGCTAAAGCAAGGCTCAAGCATTAAAGAAGTAGATAAAGATAAAGAATATAATATAGCTGAACGCAAACAGGAGTTTGCTTTTAAGTTAACTTCTTTTGTGGATACTTACGGAAAATCTATGATTAGAGACTTCTACGACTATTGGACTGAACACGGAGAAAGAGATAAAAAAATGCGTTACGAAAAGGAAACAAGTTTTAACTTAGATGCCCGTTTGAATCGTTGGAATAAAAACGTTCAGGAACGTAACAAACCGAAGTTTAACGCACCTACAACAATTATCGACTAATGTACAAAAGACTTACACACCTTAATGCCGAAATGTTTGCCGTACGTCAACAGGTAGATGTTAAAGGTAAATCAATCGGATGGGATTGGGATATGCTTCCGTTTACAATCAAAGAAGGAGCTACAACTTACATAGGCGCTGCGCCTGCCTCAGGAAAGACGGAGTTATGGTTTGAGTTTCTTATAAACCTTTCGTGTTTGCACGGTTGGAATCACGTTGTATTTAGTCCTGAGACTGGAAGTAGTGCCGAGATATTTTCGGAGCTTTGCTACAAGTACATAGGAAAGCCATACGTTCAAGGTAAAAACTCAATGACCAATGGAGAGCAAGTAAGCGCAGAGATGTTTATAAACGAGCATTTCATTGTTATAGACCCAATTGACGAGGATTTGACTATAACTAAATTCTACCAACTTGTAGATGAGATTGAACTTAAGGAAGGTATTAAAATCCATACCACTACGATTGACCCGTGGAACGAGTTAACCGAGGAGTTTATAGCCTCAGATTTAGGACGTGAGGATAAATACTTGAGTAGGATTCTTGGTGTTGTGCGTAAGAACGCAAGAAAAACAGGTAGACATAACTGCGTTATCAATCACGTTAGAGACCAACCTATGGTAGCTGCTAAAACAATAGCAGGAACTGACATAAGTTATTTTCCTATGCCGAGCGCACGAGATTTTGCAGGTGGGCAGGTATGGTTTAGAAAGGGTTTAAGTGTGTTAATTCCGTGGAGACCACCTTACGGACTTGGAGATGCAGACGGTGTAGGAGCAGAAAAAAACGAAGTTCATTTAAAGGTAGCCAAAAGCAAGCCAAAAGGTGTATCAAAAAACGGAGTGTACAAAATGTTCTTGGATGTTGAACGTTACCAGTATTATATGCTTGACTTCAAAGGAAATCGTGTTTATGCAAACCGAGGCACTACTTACAAGAAGGAATCACAACGTAAAATTGAGATACCAAAAGACGGACAAATGGAAACTACATCAGAGAAACTTCGTAGACTTGCAAACAAAAACCCTTTTTAATATGGACTTATCACTTAAAATTTTATGGGCTAAAACAACCGTATGGACGGTTAAAGAACGAATCAAAAACGTTAGAGAGAAACTTGAAAAGGAAAAGCCTGAAGCTAAAGACTACATCAACGGAGGCAAAGAAAGCGAGCAGTATTTACTTGAGACTATTCAGGTTATAAACCTGCTTGAAGACGAAATAACATCTCTAAACCGAGAGCTTAACCAACTTGCAAGACGAAACGCTCAACTGCGAGTAGCCTATCAGGAACTAAAAGACGAACTAAAATACAAAGATGCCACGTTGTAAGAACTGCAAAGAGAAGTTTGAGCCTGTGCGCTTTAATCATAAATACTGCCTGAAAGACGAGTGTGTTAGGGCCTTTGTAGCTGAGGCAAGAGAGAAGCAATGGAAGCAGACTAAAACACGAATGAAAGAAAACCTAAAAACCACCTCAGATTGGTTAAAAGAAGCACAGGTAGTCTTCAATAAGTACATAAGGGAACGTGATAAAGGATTGAACTGCATAAGCTGCGAAAAACCACCGCTCAAAAAAAACTGCGGACACTACTACTCTCAAGGAGGTCACTCAAACGTAAGGTTTGACGAAGACAACTGCCACTTGCAATGTGAACACTGCAACACTTTTTTGTCTGGAAACCTACTAAACTATCAAATCGGTATAGAAAAACGAATAGGAGCAGAAAAATTGATTGAATTGCAAGGTAGAGCGCATTTAGAAAAGCGATGGTCAGTAGACGAACTAAAAGAAATAATCAAAACCTACAAAAACAAGATTAAAAATGAAATACAATAGCGACTTCCGTTACGACCTAGAAATCGGTCAGCAGTATGAAACCCTACTAAGCGAGGTGATAGCGTCTACAATCGAAGTTAAACGCGATTTTAAGTGCTATGAGACTGGCAATCTATTCGTAGAATATGAAAGCAGAGGTAAGAAAAGTGGAATCAGCACAACTGAAGCTAAATGGTGGGTGTATTGGTTTAGTAAAACACGAAGTATATTGATTGAAACAAGCGAATTAAAGCAGATGTGCAGAAAATACATAGGTACAAACCGAGATATTTTAGGTGGGGATTCAAACACTAGTAAAGGAATATTGCTTCCGATGGAAGATTTATTTAAAAATATTTAACTAAATGTATATTTATATCTAAATAATGTATATATTTGTATAAAAATAACACGCTATGAAAAATTTATTTAAAAGTTTGGCAGCATTTCAGCAGGAAGTGCCAGTAATTCACAAAGCCACACAAGGCTACGGGTATTCTTACGCAGATTTACCTAAGATTTTTGAGGTAATCAATCCTATCCTAAAGAAACACGGACTCGGATTTACCCAACAACTTACAAACCAAGAAGGGCAAAACTGCCTCAAGACGGTTATCTTCCACGAAAGCGGTGAGTTTATGGAATCGGTTTGTATGATTCCTTACGTTCAACTCAAGGGTATGAATGACTATCAAGGCTTTGGTTCAGGTGTAACGTATTACCGCAGATATGCACTAAGCTCTGCACTTGGTTTAGTAACCGACAAAGACACGGATGCGTCAGGAGAACAAGTAAAGACGGAAAAGAAACTGCCTGCCATTGACCAAAAGCGTTTCAGCGCAGCAGTACAAGCCATTGCCAAAGGTGAATACACACGAGAGAAACTCGAAACATCCTTTGCATTAACTGAAGGTCAAATTGATATGTTAAACGCACTATGAAAGCTCTCAAGATTCGATGTTCTGCCATAGGGAAAATTATGGCAACACCACGCTCTAAAGGCGAATTACTAAGCCAAACGGCTAAAACTTACATACACGAACTTGTGTTAGAGGAGAAATACGGCATCCGTAAGGAGTTTTCAAGCCGTTACACAGACAAAGGCAATGCAGTTGAGGATTTATCTATCTCACTTGTAAACGATGTCTTAGACGTAAAATTCATCTACAAGAACGAAGAGTATTTCGAGAACGATTGGATAAAGGGAACACCTGACGTAAACACGGACGATGTATTGCTTGACGTGAAATCAAGTTGGGATGCTACAACGTTTCCGTTTTTTGATACCGAAATCCCTAACAAAGACTATTTCTATCAGCTACAGGGTTATATGTGGCTAACTGGTAAACAACAATCAATGCTTTGCTACTGCCTTGTAGATACACCTATCGAAATGGTAGAGGACGAAATCCGCAGAGCGCATTGGAAACTACACAAGATTGAAGAGGACTACGACTTGCGTGAGGAGATTCTACGCAAACACGAGTTCAGCCAAGTGCCTAAAAACCGCAGAGTAAAAGTATTCTATGTACAAAAAGACGAAGCAGTAATCGAAGCTATCAAAGAAAAAATAGAGCTTTGCCGTGAGTATTATAACGCCCTAATTCAATTCCTATGAATCAGAAAGTAGAAGACCCGATTGTCCTAAAAGTAATGAGCAAGTTTTATGACCGCTCACAAAGAGGAATTGAGAAGTATGGCACAATGTTAACACGGACTGATTTAGATGTCTTAGATTGGCTGAATCACGCTCAGGATGAAGCGATGGACTTCTGCCTGTATTTGGAGCGACTAAAAGACGAAGTAAAACAATTTAAACAAGGATAAGGGGTAAAAATTGCCACATATCTTAAAACGAAATGTAAACGAGAGATGCAACTGACGAGTTGAACGTAGACTGCCGTGCATTGGCTGCGGCTCTCATCGTAGGGAGATAGGTTAGCCTTCCGAGAAAAAAGGCTTTTTTAAACTAAACAACAAGAACAATGAAAATAGAAATAACCCACTACGGCAATAAAGCCAGCTATGAGTTCGAACACGAGGATGTAACTCTTGAGGACTTACTTTACCACGTTGAGCAGTTGATTCGATTGACTGGCTATTCAATCAATGGAACATTAGAAATAGTAAAAGACGAACAATGAACCAAGAGGACTACTATCGACTCCTGCATCTGTTAGCAGGAATAACTATTGGCTATTTAATTTTTACACTATGAAAAAACGAAACGAAGAAAGAGAATTTTACGCTGCATTAGGCACAATGATACTCATTACCGTAATCAGCATTACATTAATTATCGCATTTATCAGTAACATATAAACCCAACATAATGGAAAACAAAACAAACACAGGAGCAATCTTTAAGAACGACAAAAAGACGAGCGAGAAACAACCTGACTACAAAGGAAAGGTAAACGTAAACGGCAAAGAGATGGAGGTAGCTTTGTGGGTTAAGCAAGGTAAAAACGGAAGTTTCTTCTCGGCATCATTTAGCGAGCCGTATGTAGCACCAGTTGAACGATTCCCTATTGGAGATAGTATTGACGATTCACTACCTTTCTGATATGTACATAAACGATGAAGACCTACGGAAGCAGATACATAAACTCCTACTTACCCGAACACGAAACCAAATCGTAGAGGACATAAAGTTATTAGGATACAAGATGCACCACTTCCAAGTAAACAACTTCCTCAACGGTAAAGACGTAACCTTGTCAACACTACACAAGTTAGATAAGTATGTAAGCCGAGAGATTTATTTAAACGGATTAGAGCCACTTTAACAGGTGGCTTTTTTTGTAGGCAACTTGTTAGATTAAAATATAGTCATATATTTGTTTAGAAATTAACCAATGAACGCACTAAGTATCTTATCAAAGCATCACAAGGAATGGCTTAACATAGTCCGTTTATTTGGTGACAACGAGTTCGCTGAAGACATCGTACAAGATGTCTATCTCAAAGTCCATCAGTACAATTACTACGAAAAAATACTAATAGACGGAGAACCCAACAGAGCTTTGATGTGGATACTACTGCGAAACACAACGTATAAAGCCAACAAAACTGCATCTAATGACTTATCTATTGAGGTAGTAAGGGATTTAGCACAGGAGGAGTTAGAGCTACTTAAACACGAATCATTGGAAAACATTTACGACAGAGTAGAGAATGAAATTAGTAGATGGGATTGGTATGACCAAAAACTCTTCAGGATATATAAAGACGAAAGAAAGCCAATGCGCCAAATATCCGATGAGACTGGCATCAGTTTAAAGTCTATCTTCCTAACTATAAAATCTTGTAAAGAAAGAATACGTCAGTCAGTCGGAGAAGATTACGCTGATTTTTTAAATAACGAATTTGAATTAATATGACCTTTAATGTTGGAGATATAATTAGAGACATTGAAGATGGAGACTGCTATTTTGAAGGTCAAGTAACTGAGATAGAAAAAAACGAAGTAACTAAGTACAGGTTACTAAGAATTATTTGGAGCGGAGAAGAAGATACTGAGTGTAAAGATTTAAATACTATAATAGAGCCACGATGGTGGTATGTAACTAAAAGATAAATTATGGCAAAAAGAAAAGCAACAGGTTTAGGTGATACAATTGAGAAAATCACGGAAGCCACAGGAATCAAAAAGTTAGTAGAGTTTGTAGCAGGTGAGGACTGCGGATGCGAGGAGCGTAAAAAGAAGCTCAACGAGTTATTCCCTTACCGAAACACGAATTGCTTAACGGAAGAAGAATACCAATGGTTAACTGAAACCAACGTACTTAGTCAGGACACATTCAAACCAAGCGAGCAAACTAAACTCATCGCAATTTACAACCGAGTGTTTAATCTACGTCAAGAGCCTACAAGCTGCGCATCTTGCTTTAGAGAACTGGTGTTTAAAATGCAGAAAGTTTACGCTGAGTACGAGAAATGAGATACTACATCTTAGACTACGGCAAAGACTTGATTGAGTACGCTCACGGAATCTCTGAGAGGATACGAAAAGACGGACACCACTTAATCGAATACTTTACAGATGCCGATGGTTTAATGTGCTTAGAAGAACTAACAGAAGACGAATTTTTAGACCACTTTAAAAAAGTAAAAGATGCCTATACCGACTCCACTACCAAAGGAGCAGAATAACGAGTTTATCCAAAGATGTATGATGGATGACACAATGTCAAGAGAGTACAGAGACATTGACCAACGCTACGCAATATGCAGAGAACAACTAACAAAACACGAACTAACAAATGGCAAAAATAGGAAGACCAAGAATACTAAATAGTCCTGACGAACTATACGAACTATTCGAAAGATACAAGAGAGAAGTAAAAGCCAACCCAAGAATCAAAAGCGTATTCGGTGGCAAGGAATTTGAAGAACGTGCAGAGCCACTCGAAAGACCACTCACACTCGAAGGATTTGAACTTTTTTGCTACGAACAAGTTGGAATGGTTGAGCAGTATTTTAAGAATGCGGATAAAAGATACGATGAGTATATACCCGTCTGCACGCGTATAAGAAAAGCCATACGTCAAGACCAAATAGAAGGTGGTATGTGCGGTCAGTACAATCCATCAATCACGCAACGATTAAACGGACTAACTGAGCGAGTAGAAAACACAGTAGTCACAGAGCAACCACTATTTAACTTTAATGTTTCAGGTAACAACGGCAATACGGAAAATCTATAGTCTCGAAAAGAGAGTTAAGATTA